CGAGATCCAAACAAAGACTTTTGCTCAGCAGTCAAGCAAATGCATCCAAGGTCACCTGAAAAGGGAGATGGGCAGCAATCGGCACTCTGTTTGTTGTTTGCAAATTGATATAATTGAGCGTCATCGGTTTGGTCATAGGGGTGGAGTGGGGTAGGTTTGGGTTCACTTCCGAGCAAAGGAGATAATCCTGAATATCCTTCGACCTCTTGTGTGTCGAGAGGCATTCCCTTCTCCTGTTGCATAAACTTCTCCTTGATTGAAGGAGAGGAGGCGAGGAGAGTTGAGTTCACAAAAAGTCCTGCGAGGAGGGCAGCAATAAAAAACGCGATGAGGGCAGTGGTTCGCTTCATACTTGTGTTTGAGGTTGGAAAAAAACGGAGACGTCCAAAATGGATTTTTGGGGTCCAACAAATTGAATATCAGTTACCATGCAGACCAACTATCAATCTATGTATTTATCCGATCTCAAATTGATCGCCAAGACACGACGTATCAAACTGTATTATGTCAAAACGAAAGAAGAACTTGTCCACCTACTTTCACTCCCTGAATTGCCTATTGAAATGAAGGTTGAAAAGATGACGATTCATCAACTTCGTGACGAGGCAAAGAAAAGAGGCATTGTTGGATTTTGGGAACTTCGTAGACCTGCACTCGTCGAGTTACTATTTCCGAAGGAGGATGTCACCCAAACTACCCCGTATGAGAATCAACAAGATGAGAGCAAGACATACAAACATCATCAACCAGAGAAGCATGACGCCAAGGATATAGGGATAAAGAACGTGTAAAATTCGTGTAATAAGAGGTCGTAGAAGTTGTGTTTCAAGGGACGATTGGATTTCAGGGGACCTCAATTTTTCAAGTATGTCGTGAATGAGAGGATTCAAGAAGTTTGTCATTGTGAAATTTGTCTTTCCGTCAGTATAAACATATCATGAAGCTCACGCAACCTAAACTTGTTCGCCTGGGTATGGTTCTTGCTGGCGTAGTTGTCCTTTATACTCTTTTTACTTCCTACAGTGGTGGAAAGGGAACTTTGCTTGACCGTGCAGAAGAGCTCGGTGGCACGGGTCCCACTGCACCCATGTCTAACTCAGGTCCTTCCATGGGACTTCCTCACAGTCTAGGAGGCAATGCAGCATCTGCCGAGGGACTTCAGGGACGCACCCCTGCCTCTCAGCAAACCTACCAAGAGACAACCTTGGATTCTGCTGAACTCCTCCCTAAGGGAAGCATGGGCGCTTCATGGGCTGCTGTCAACCCTGCAAGCGGCGAGGACTTGAAGGGACAGAACTTCCTTCAGTCTGGATACCACTCCAACATCAACGTGATTGGAATTGCTCAGACCAATAGAAACCCCACCTATGACATCCGTTCTGAGGTTCCTAACCCTCAGAGCAAGGTCGGTCCCTTCTTGCAAACAACCATTGACCCAGACCCGTTCAAGTCTGGTCGCTCACTGGAAGGACTTTCCGCTTAAACTCTCATAAGTAGATAATGTTGCCTACAGCTGCACTAGCGCTTACAACTGCAGTTGCATTGACTTACTTTGCCGGACCTAGAAATACGAGTCCAATGACTGGACCGGATGGGAAGACCTATGAAATCCAAAACCTTCCCAACAAAGAGGAAGCAGTGCGAAGAATGGCAGAGATTTGCGCTAAACTCATACAGTTACGCGACCATTATGCAAATGATAAGGGTTTATCATCCGATCCACCAGTTGCAAGATTTTTAGCAAGATTCAAACCCGATTGCTTTGTCGAAAATGATATGTCTTCCTCAGATACATCCTATTCTGAAAATAAAGGTCAGAAGATTGTCGTATGTTTGCGTGATAAAACAAAACCTCCTTCCTATCCTTTAATCGATTCAAATACTGTGATGTTTGTCATGTTGCATGAAATGGCACATTTAATGACCGAAACCATTGGGCATACTCAAGAATTCTGGACTAATTTTAGACGTCTTCTTCATGACGCTGTAAAGATTGGAATCTATTCTTCAGTCAATTATGCACAAAAACCTACGCCCTATTGTGGGATGGTTATTTCGGACTCACCTATCTAAAAAGAACCGCCCCACACTATAATGGAGTTACCCCTTGAAGGGACATCTACAATTCTGTCTTTCTTTCCAGATGACACAATTGAACTTATTCGACAACGTATAGCCCTTTTAAAGGGAACACATCCAGACCGATTGTTTATTCAAATCCAACTCGAACTACCTGCAACCTATTACTCTTCAAATCCAAAACGATGGATGGAACTCTTTTTTCGTCTCTCGTATGGAAAGAACGTGATTACAAAAGAAGCGTTAGATATCTACACGACCCAAACTCGTTCAGGAACAGGTGTAACTGCACAACGAGTGACACGAGAAGAATGGGAATCCGTTGAACCTTCTGTGGCTCCTCTGTTTAATCCATCTAGTTCTTTCAAGGAATGGCGAATTCTTGGAGTTCCTGCCGATAAATCGATGATAGTACCAACTCCTCCGAAGGATGTGTTTCTTCCTGAAGCGTTTCGCCCTCTTCCAAATCGCCAATCCTTATTTGAAACAGTGCATCCTGAAGAAGGATATGCAATCAAAGCAGATGAATTATCAGCAGATACATCGGACCAAGTGAAGCAAATTTACTTTCCCTTCTTTCAATCTACCACTCCAAATACAATTGAAAGTCTTCGTGTTCCAATCAAGGCGTCCGATGATCAACTTCGTAAACTTTTTCAACTTAAATCACCAGAACCTAGTCATGTGTCTATCTTGCGTGCAAAGTGGTATATTCCATTGATTTCCACCAAGTTTTCTGCACCACGAACTCGATTTGAACAAATCTTTTACGGTCTAACAGTGTCTCCTACAACTCCAGTCGTTACGTATTTTACTTCAAAATCTGAAACGATGCGTCATAAGTTTTATGTAGAGGATCCCAAGACTAAAAAACCATACATAGATGTTCCATTGTGGAAAGCGTGGATGTCAAATACTCAACCTCAACGAAGACTTCCTACATTATTGCTGTATCGTGGCAAAGATCGAGGTTCATTTGATCGTATTGCAATTACGAATAAAAGTGTCACGATCTCTGTTTGGAGAGGGAAAGATTCAAAAGAGACGAAGGAAGAGTTGATGGAATCAGCACTGAAGTGGATTCAATCCATGGATGCAGTTGTACCGTTCATTGTGTCTTCAGATTTAGAATTATCTCGTTGGGAATTGAATGACTTATCAGTGATTGCTTCCTTTGCAAAAGAGATTTCTGAATTTGACCTTCGTCGTCTCAAATGTTTACGTGATGTGTTTAGTTTTCAAGATGATACCTTTCGTTTACTTCGTTCGGATCGTACATTTGATATTTCGGTTCAACTTTTACGAGCGTACTCACTCTTGCAATCCGGAGAAGTAGATTTACAAACTGCATTAGATGTCACTCCTGATGAAGCGCGCGCTCTTACACAACGTGTTCAAGAACTTGAAAATGATGAGTATTTTAATTTTGAAAAAGCAATGAGTGGATATCCTGTTGTAACTTTTTCATCTAAGGAAGTCATTGTGAAGTTTGTTTCCAATTTGGAGAGAGTGATTCAATATGCAAGTTTACTTCGATATGTATTGACCTCCAATAAAGCTGAAGTGGATGAAGTCTGTCCTCGTGAGATGGAAACGATTGAAGCAACTGCAGGAATTGCACCTACTACACTCGTAGTTGAAAACGAATTTGACCTAGATGAATTTTTGGTTCAACAACTTGCAGAATTGACAGAGACTCAACCTACTCCTCCACCTCCACCTCAACCTCAAACTTCAAAAGTGAAGGTCAAAAACACAGGACCTATAGGCACACATAGTTACTTCAATAATCGTGTCCATAGGTTTGACCCTGAAATGTTTGATTCAGAGTATCCTAAGAAATGTGAAAAACTCAAACAAGTAGTTGTACTTACAGATGAAGACCAATCACGAATTCCGAATGAGTATAATTATTCTGAATCTTCTCCTGGAGAAAAATTGACATTGGATGGAGGTATTGCAGTCTGTCCACAATATTGGTGTATTCGTGATGAAATTCCGTTAAGCGAATCACAACTTATTATGAAAGAAGATGGACAGCATTGTCCAGTCTGTGATGGAAAAGTCCGTGTGACTGAAAAGGAAGATGTACGTGAATACACTATCATAAAACGAGAACAGGCGTCTAAATTTCCCGGATGGAAGGAACCCTCTGCAAAGACTGCTAATAAAAAGAGAGTTCCATGTTGCTATAAGAAACCAGAATCTAGAAGTGAAGTGATTATTCCAAAAACAAAGATGGACGATTACTATGTATTGACTTCTGGAGTGATTCCAGGATTAAGAATTGGATATATATCGGATGAACTTGCAAAACGACTCCAAATCAAAACAGACTATGCAAAGAATGTTCCAGGAAATCGAATTGAAGGGTCTGCGTCCGATATGTTTCGAATTGGAATTGGTTTACCTCGCGAAACACTTCCAGTTCTACTCAATGATTCACGAAACATTCCAACACCTGAACAAGCGCCTGAAAAGATTCTTCAATGTTCATTCTTTAGAACATGGAAAGACTTAGGTGAAGGAGATACAGAGACAGAACGAATTACAAATGGAATCCATCGAGCATACGTTGAAAAGAAACTCAAAACGATTGAAGAAATTGAATATGTAACACGTATTCTAGATTGTCGTGTAATGCGAATTAATACTGAAACAAATACGATGATGTGTGGATTCTGGTCTGATAAAACAAGCGCCCGTTCACGAACAATTGCATTATTGGATACAGATGTACTTGGAAATGTAAAACGAAGAACTGGAAAAGTTGGATCTAAGTTTGATTACACTGTGGATATCAATAAGTTTACAGATGAAACTAAAAAGACCCTTCAATCACTTCATGTACAAGCGTGTTCAAGTGAAAAACCTATGTTTGAGAATGCAGTTTCTGAACTTGTTGCAAAAAATATGTCACAGTATCAAGTTGTATTAGACCCATTCAAACGTGTTCAAGCAGTATTTGTTCCACAAGAAGTTATACTACCTATTGAACCAGTTAATATGGATCTTCCATTAGGTGTGACGGTTCGGTCAGGGTATACAGATATTCAAGATGCAGAATTGCCTACTCGTACAAGACTTTCTGAGTTTTTGAAATCAACGATTCATTCTGGATTTAAAGTTACAGAAGAACTACAGTCGGTCAATGGAAACAGTTCTGAATTTCTACTTGAGTCTGGGTTCCGTGCAATCTTTCGTCCTGAACCTTCTGAAACGATTGATACTGCAAAAGAGGTAGTATCCACTCTACGAACGGGTCATTCAGAAGAAGAACTCGTATCTGGACAACCCAATGCATCGGATTTGAAACTTGCAAGTGAAATCTCCTATTCATCTGAAGTCTTTGAATTTCTACTATTTTCACTATCAAAAGATGTTCAAACCGATGAATATGAAGAATTACGCAAATCCATCACAACTCCATCTGAGACATTATATAAAGATCTTAAACAATGGTTAGATTCACAAGCGTATTGGACTTCGGTAGATGAACCTGTTCAGTTTGTGAACAAGGTTCGTACACCGTGTGGACAGATGGAAAAAGACACTTGTAAGAAGTCTACTCTTTGTGGATGGCATCAAACTACATGTAAAATCAAGGTCAAACCTATTGTGGATAAGACCAAAATTTTAGTTCGATTGACTAAGACTTTGAAAGACAATACAAAACAACGTGCTCTCGTATTGGACGGACGATTATCGCCCTTTTTTAGTACAATTCTCTACTTAGAAATGCCTCATGAATGGATCACCTCTTCTGTCTAGACATAATCGTAATAATTTGCAAATCGTCTATCAATGGATTTTTCATGGTGATGATCTGACATTCCTCCAATGAGATCTGAATGACTATCTTCACCTGTAACAATCTGAGGAGCAGCAGCATATGATTTCCACTCAGGAGATGTTTGAATATTTTCCACTAAATATCGATCATGTTCTTTTGGATACGTTCTTGCATAAACATCAACCATATGTTTCATTAAACGCTCACTCATTGCATATCCAGAGCAATTCCAAAAACGACTTGCTTTGGCTGAATGCGGACCCATTCTCACCTCATCTACAATTTGATAACTCCATACATTCAGATCATGTGTGGTGTCGTATTTACGATGATCATTTGCAACCAATGGAATGTATCCAAAATATAACAAATCCCAATCCTTTGGAATTTCCGATAAGAAATCACGAGTCATCTGTTCAGAGTTACGATGAATTCGCACATCATCTTCAAGAATCAAAACCTTCTTATGTCCAGACGCTAATGCACGATTCCAAATGGATGTATGACTGATTGAACATGCAAGGTTATTTGCATTGGTATGGTAATCATGCTGTTGATTGATTATATCCCAATATCCATGAACAATCTTTCCAGGAATTGCATCGACTCTCTGGACATTCAAATCAAAAAACTTGAATTTCCGATTCATTCCATCCATTCGATCTGGACGAGACGCTAAATTCAAACAATAGATCTCATCAAAGAGTTCGTTCCACAAGTGGGGCATACATTTACAATGATTCAAAAGTGTAAATCATTTTGGGTTTCCAAATTGATTTGCAATAGTTTAGTAAAGTACTTTAGAGTATTTACGCCTTCGGGGTCTTGATGAAGTGGACCTTGAGGAAGGACTGGAGGTTGAGATAAGTCACCTCATCCTTGTCACCAACTCGGAGGAGCTTGGCGAGTGCTGCGTTCGGGAGAATGCGTCTCTTGAACGATGGATCAAAGCATGAGTGAGTCTTGACGTACTCGCTGATGAACTTTGTCACCTGAGTCTGGGATCGGGTGTCGCCTGACTTGAGACCCATGAAGTGGCACAACTCATCGGTCAATGGTCGCTGGACCAAAAATGCATTGTTAGCGCGACGTGCCTCCCATGCTGCCTTCTCCTCAGGAGTCATGGTGGCGGGGTCCTTGCGCTTCTTCTTCTTGGAGTCTCGCGCCTCACGCTTGGCAGTCTTTGCTGCCTCCTGGACTGCCTTAACTGCATCACGGACCTTGGTGCTCAACTCAGTGCTGAGCGCCTTGAGCTTCTCAGCAAGTGCTGCGAGTTGAACATCGGAGGACTCAGATGAAGTTGCAACTGGGACAACAGTGGGTTCAGCAACCGTTGGCACGATAACCTCAGTCTTGGAGGGGACAACTGCCTTAGCAGTCTTTGCCTTGGGTTCCTTAGGTTCCTTGGCAACCTTGGCCTTAGGGGCAGGGGTAGAAGCAACCACGGGGGCAGCAACGGGGGTAGCAACAACGGTCTTTGGGGCAATATCCTTCTTGGCGGCAGGCATCTTGTTTGATTTAGAAACAGAAGAAGAGGACGACATCTTTAACGCACTGGTATACTCTTACCATCGGCGGTCATCTAAACCCTTTTACCGAGTTCGGGCAAACATTCAAAATATTTTTGTTTCAACGCATTCAATTGAATCATTGCAATGTCTGCTGAATACCCTGTACTCTTTCGAATCTGTCGAACACCTACTTCATAATCTCGAAGTGTTCGTAATCCTTGACTTTCACATTGATGAATCGTGATGCAATCGATTCCCCAACCAAAATTTGAAATCGTATAATCTAGATCACGCATTACCTTAACAATCTTTGGATGAATACACCAAAATGTACAGTCTGTATTGTCGACTCGATACAATTGCTCTCCTACACATTCATGTCGAGTTGTATACGATGTATGAAGTTCGTTTGGAGCGTGAACTCCTGCTGAATACGAATTGAATGAAATTAAAGTATTTATGAATGCAAGTTTGAAATCAGTATCCGGTGACACATCGCCTACAACAATACATAGAATCTTGTCTTTGGAAACATGTTTAATTGCAACGTTGTACTGTTTTCCATAATAATAACTATCATCTAACTGAATGGTTCTCATCTCACTTGGAAAAACATAGGATTCATCGCTATTAATAATCGTTACATCCGGAACAATGGATTGAATAAGTGGATATAATTGTTCAACGTTATCAGTGACCTTCTTCCAGTTAAAAATATAGACACTAATCGAATTAAAATCAAAACTTTGCATGATAGAATTTGTCTTATCCTCTGTAAATTCCCAAAACAAATGGTGGTGGACTTCTCTTTGAGAATTTCAACATACGTTCCTTAGCGAAAATGTAGTAAGAATGATACGCTAGCACAGGATCTTCACATTTAAATTCATCGGGCATTGCCATTCTAAATTGAGTTCGTTTTACAACTGGGAGAGGTGGAAAGTTATCGGATAACCACTCTATATGGTCTTGCGTCTTGTGTCGTTTTCCATACCGATAGGTGTATTCATTGCAAAGTGCTAATCCAAGATCTGATAACCATCGGTAGTTTTCAACCGATTCACGAATCCAAATTGAACAAGGATGATTAGGATGAGTTTTCTTATATGCGGTTGGAGGCAATCCATCTGGATCTAACACCCAGTGGGAGCAATACAGTAGTTGGGCAGTTTCAAGAATCATTTTGACGACATGTTTGTCGCAATGATACTCGGCAGCTTTGCGGGGGTCTAGTGATAATACAAAGATATTCATGGTTAAGATTTGGTTTAAATGGTTTAATCAGTTCCGTTTTATATAAAACTAGATGGAGCGTAGAGTGCTTAGGTTCTATGAATTACATAACAACAAATGGTTTCACATCATGAACTTAACACTTGAAATCATAAAGACGAAAGATAAAAGTCAAAGATATATGTTGGCAAAGTATGGTCATGATTTCTTTTTTCTAAACTCTATTTAGTTTTCTTATTATTTCAGACGCCGTTAGCATTTCTGCAGTAGGGAAATCCTTTTGAATACTCTTATTCATCTTATCTACGTATTTTTTAAATTCATCAAATGATTTCATATTAACCATATCATTTGACCAAAAATGGTTTCTAAACTCATCGAAAGGTTCTTTTTTCAATACCTCTTCAAACTCAGTCTTATATTTGCATAAGAGATTCAAATCTCTTATCAATTTACCCCTATAATATTGCTCATAGTCTTTTCTTATAAGGATATAGACTACATCAGGTGTGAATGGCAAATCATCCTTTCCTTGAAGTCCAACAAATATAATATGTTTATGCTCAGAGACTAGTGCATTAATATCTTTGATTACACCTTTTTGAACGGTATCAATCCTTTTATGTTTTTTCCAATTATTTTCGTAAATATCATCTAAGTCATACCCTTTAACTGATAAACTCTTTAAAAGTGTTGTCTTTCCTGAACCGGAAGCGCCAGTGATATACACTATCATCCTATTATATATGCTCATTTAAAATCCTCACGGGTCTAACAACGATAGATTGCTGACATCACCGAAAATACAGTACAATACGCTTCCTTTTTATCAGTCACAACTCGCATCAATATCCGCAATGAATTAATGATATAGGTCAGAGTATTTGAAGTTGTGATTTGTCGTGCAAGCATATAACGACACCATCCACGAACAGGACCTTCAACATTTTGAACATCTTCAAATAAGAATTTCCACATCGTGATATGTGACTGTTTTGATAAACGAGCAAGTTGCCTAGGTTCTACATCTATAAATCCATGATCAATAAAGGTTTGACATAAAAAATGCAATCGAGTATCAAACCGTTCATCTACATCCTCTGGTTCAGAAGGGATTTTGATTGAATGACGAATACGATATGACCAAAACTCTCGTAACCTCTGACGTGTTTCTTTATCTAATGGAACCTTTGTATATGGATTTGAAGGAGTCAATGATTTCAAAGACCAAGTCCACATTGTTCCAAAGTCAAACCACCAAATTTTCCCATTTTCTATGAAAGCAAAATATTCAAATGGATGTTGGCGATTACTTTCTTCACCCGATACAAGTTCATCATCATTTGCTAATCCTTTTCGTTTCAGAACACCTGGACCTCCAAATCGAAGACGATGCAACACTCCCCATTTTCGAGCAATGGATTGACAAATAATGATACGACGATCTGCTACCTGAACATGTTTCCAAAGTTGAACTGTTTTAGCACGAGCGTGAGTTCCACACAATGTATGTCCTTTAAGAGGATTTGCAAGACATTGTTGTGTCGATCCTTTCTTTTTAACTGCTAGACATCTATTCATTATGTGTTGTTTAGGATAGTTCTTGAAAGTGATAACCGAGTCAGGAAATGTTCGGACAAAATGGATTTACGTTTAGCAGACGTATGAACAGTATACAATACAGCACAAATGTCGGTCAATGCAATCATCAACGCTTCAAATCTCGATATCAACAAGATTTCATTCGGTGATATCCGAATCAACAAGACTAACGGTAGTAAGAGCGTCCCAATCAAGTACAATGGTCAGAACTTTCAGATGCGCATTCCCAAGATTGAATATCCAATGGGTGTTTCCATCAAGGAGACTGAGAATGGAACAAACTACACGATGCTTGCAAGTCTTCGTGGATGTGACTCCTATGCAAAGGAGCGTGCATCCGCAGAATCAGGTGAGGTAGGACAACTCTACAACTTCCTCAAGGACCTTGAGGACAAGGTCATCCACACCGCAGTTGAGAAGAGTTCCTCGTGGTTTGGTCGTGCTCGCAAGGAGGATGTCCTCCGTGACAGCATGAAGGCGCTTGTCAGTCCAAGCGTGGAGAAACAAGGTGCTGAGTGGGTTGCCAATGGCAAGTATCCTCCTAGTTTCAGAATGAAGGTGCCAGTCTACGATGGCAAGGTGAACATGGATGCAGTGGATATGGCAAATCGTCCGATTCCATTGACGACTGATAACCTAGAGACAGTGTTTCCGAAGCGAATGGAAGCGCGATTCATCGTCAGCCCGAGTATCTACGTTTCTGGACAGGGATTTGGAGTGACGTGGAGAATCTCGTACGCTCAGGTTTCTGCTCGCCAGCGTGTGACAGCATCTCAAGTGTTTGAGGCAGAGGAGGAGTCTGAGGAGACGATTCAGGTTCCAACGGAGGAGACAATTGAGACTCAAGAGGAAGAGCAGACTCAGGAAGAGGAGACTCCAAAGCAGTCAACTCCAGTTCAGGTTGCTGCACCAGTACCGGTTCCTCAGACACCTGCTCCAGTGAAGACTGCCCGCCGTCGACCAGTGGGTGCTGCGATTTAGGTTCAAACCCTAACAGTTCCCAAATACGTGATCCAGCAGGTGGAACACAGACGAATAAATCATCGTCAATCAACACTATTTTTTCCTTTGTTGGAAAGGTCAATTCAGCAGTCATGTTTTCGCATTCTAGTTTTTTCAAGGATTTGCGATTACACCCTGAACAACCATGTAGAGTGGGTGGATTCAAAATCGTTTCAAGTGTAAGGATTCGTGTATCACCATGCAAACATCCTTCTAAGAGTGTTTCAGGTGTAGTCCAATCTTCTGCAAGGAATCGTTCGACTGCAGATGGAGACAACACTGTCCAAATACTTTGACCATGAGTCCAGTTGTCTTCTTGAAGATAGGTTGCAAAAGGTGTTTCGTGGAACCATAACATACGAAAATCAGCGTGGTCTTTGAGAGAATGTTCAATAAGACCTACACGTGTTAGATCTTCATCGTATAACCAATATACGTTTGCGTGAGAATACTGTGTATCGCGGGAACCCCGATAGACATTACGATCATCCATTGTCCACAAATCAGACACGACATCAACATCGTGTTCACAAATATCTCGTGAAACTTCGTAGACAATTGCTGGGTCTAGAATAGATTGCATTACTTAAAGGATACAACAACATTGACGTCATGATGACGCACTGCTTTAGTTGCAGAACGACTCAATTCATGTCGTTTTCTACGAGTACCATTTTCATCCGTTTTAGGTTGAATACTCGTTGAACACGCCTCCATGTCTTCATGAACTGCGTCATAATGCTCTTCAAGATACTTTAGAACTTCATCTTGAATCACCCATTCAAAGAAATTGAGTTGTCCAACCGTTGTGTCTAATCCCATAAACTGAATTCGCTTCCAACGGCAGAATGGGTCAAACATCTTTTTACTATACGCCTTCAAGTGAGACTTGTAGGAAAGGTAGACAATCACATGGCGTTTATCGGTTGTCATGTAAGAGACGTTATGTTTCTTTGCATAGTTGGTCACTAACCAATCCAAGAGTCGTAAACTAATCTTAGAATTCCCTGAAAGAATTGTTTGAATCTTCTTGAAGTTTTCTTCGTTTGAATAGAATCCTTCAAGACGATGAAGAACCCAGTGATCGCGATTTTGAATGACCTCCATTTTGTATCTACTGCGGTATTCTCGCTTAAAGTGGGTCTGTAGAATAAAGACAAATGGCGGCAATTGACTCTCCTGCGATTATTATGCCTTCCGACATTCCAGTACTTGAACCTATTGAGAAGCAAAGAGAGCAAGAACCTGGTGTTTCAAAAGCAATCTGTACTTGGGAAGCAATTAATAGAATTCGTGAAGAAGGTGGAATTATGGAATCTACTACACCAGGTCTTTTTATGATGATTGACGGTGAAAAGGAATACAAGACGTTCTTAGAGATGGTTCAAGATCAACCTCAACAACCCGATCCAGTCTTTAAGGAAGGTGATGTGATTCCTACCATTGAAGACGCAGGATTCCCTCTAGATCGTCAAGATGAGATTGACGCTGAATTCAAGAAGATGTATGATGAGATGTTCAGTCGGTCCTCTGAACTAGGTGTCATGGGAGCAGGTGATTTTGAATCCTATCTTTCACAACGAAAGCAAGCGTATAATGAAATGTTCAGGCAAAACGAACTTTCGGAAGGTAAGATAGAGAACCTTAATGGAGGAGGCAATGATGTCCTTCTTAAAAGAAGATCGTCCATTCACGAGACTCAATGCACGACTACGCCGTTTCATACACCTATGTCAATCTCTAGCGCCGGGTCTTTCTCGTCGTCGCTTGAAGAGGGAAGTAATGAAAACGATGAATACACTCATGATGGGGGATCTAGGTCGTCTTTGGATGAGAGACAGAGCTTGTGAACGAACCGTTCGTCTCTACGGTAAGAATGACCAACGCACAGACGCTTGGTTAACGACTCGTGGAAAGATGATTACTGCCTCTGAGGTTTCAAAAGTCTGGCAAACACCTGCATCACGTCTTGAACTGCTTGAGAAGAAACTAGATCCTCCAATACGATCCGATGGACAGAATCCTATTCCTGCGTTGATTTGGGGAACTCGTTTTGAACCTGTTGCAAAGAAACTGTATGAAGAAACGACTGACTGTGAAATCATGGATGTGGGTTGTTGCACGCATCCAGTTCATGATTTTCTAGGAGCGTCACCCGATGGAATCATTATTCCAAAAACTGAAGACGATCCATTTCGATATGGTCGATTAGTTGAGTTCAAGTGTCCAATGTCACGTGCTCTCAAAGATGAAATCCCATCCTATTACATACATCAAATGCAGATGCAAATGGAATGTACGGGGATTGATGAATGTGAATATGTAGAGTTTCGATTCAAACAAGTCAACTTTACCGAGTGGGATGCGATCACCGAAACGAAAGGAGTCTTTGCAGTCGATGAACAAGGAAAGGTAGATTATAAACCTGATTTGGTTGATTTATGTGAATGGCAAGCGTCATTGAAAGATGGAAATCAATACATTTATTGGGTTCTTGTGAATATCAAGAAGAACTTGGTTCCTAAAGATACACGTTGGTTACCGGATCACTTTCCTGATCTAAAAGCGTTTTGGGATGATGTGCTTAAACATCGTGCAGAAGGAACTCGTCCAGAACCTTTACCTCCAAAAACGTTGACAATTAATATATGAACGAAGACATCTCCACATACGACTTGGAGGAGGTGAAAAACGCTTATTCCATTCATCAATTGTGAACTGACTTCCCATACTTGAGTTACATCGTGCGCAAATCGGAATCAGATTGTTGATATCTGTTTTTCCACCCTTGCTTTCTGGAATGTTATGACCACATTGAAAATCAAATGCGCTCATGGAATTTGTACACCACGAAACTTTGCACTTATTTTGGAATTTTGGACCTACGTGAACCAGCCATACTTGTTCACGTAGAGCTCTTGGAATTTTTGCTTTAGTAGACATTAGTTGTTCTCACTTTTTCTGCTTAAGCGTCTTTCTTCTTCGTAGTTTACGAGAACGAGTCTTTCTGCGACCTCTTCCAAGCGCAGCAAGTTCTGCTTCAATATCCGAATCAACCGGACTTGAATTACCTGGAGATTTACGATTTAACTCAAGATAGTCGTCCATCAGTTTTTCATGTTCCTTTTGAAGTTTCTCAAAGTTTTTTAGACTGACTGCGAGTTGTGTTTCACAATCTGATTTTTTTGCAAAGATTGGCATTTATTATAACTTAGATTTATATTGGTTGACTTGCCAAGGTGTTGAAATTCCAGTTGCGTTACCTACATCGTTGTTCTGAACAAAGTGATTGGTTTGTTGTTCATACGATGAATCTTCCAACTTCATTGCACGTTTTTGTTGACTTGTGTCTACGAACCTAGACTCAAATCGTTCAACTTTAAGTAGATTCAATGCAAAGGCTACTACAATCACTGCTATTAAAAACCAAATCCACTGCTTCATTGTTCATCTGCCCGAAAAAAACGAATTCACTATCCAATAAGGAACCAAAGACACAATGGAGGATAAAGCGCTTGAGACTCTTCGTATTATGCTAGGGCGCCGTAAACTTGAGACAACCACTGAGAGGGTTGAAACTGATAACAAGAAGATGGAAAAGGTAACATTATACACAGTAGGATCTATCTTGGTCTGCTTCAGTCAAAAGGATAAGGTTCTTGCTGGAGACATTACAAACATTGTTACCTTTGCAGAGGAGAATGGACATACATCAGGGGTCATCATTGTTGCAATGTCTCCGCCTTCAGACAATGTTCTGAAACTCGTCAAGTCACACGCTAAGAATCGTGTTGTTCTGTTCCACATTTGGCAACTTCAATTTGATATTACAACTCATCGAATGGCAATGCCTCATCGTATTCTGACAGAAGACGAAAAGACAGGTATTCTTGAAAAATATAAGATTGCCTCTGCCGATCAGTTGCCTGCGATTGATTCACAAGATACAATGGTCAAGTGGGTTGGAGCCATTCCAGGAGATGTCATTGAGGTTACACGACACTCCGATACAGCAGGTAGAAGTTTATATTACCGCCAATGTGTTGAAAATGTAAACGCAAGTGAATAATAATGAACGCTCTTCAACAGACGTATGTAATAAAAAAGTCCGCCTATGAAACCATGATTGCATCCAGCAATCCAAATGTAAATGAACTCAAACGATTAAATATTGAACTTTCTAATCTCTTGACACAAATGCTCACCGAACTTGCAAAGGTCAAGCAAGATGCTGGACATATTGAACAGTATCGAAATGACTTAGTTCGCAAATTAGTTGTTATTCAAAAGGACTATACGACTTTGCTTAATGAACGTGAACAACTACATACATTACGAGCGTTGCGCGCTCACGAAGAAACAAAGTTCAATGCAGCATTTTTCTGGTATGGTCTTGCGTTTACAATCGTAGTCATTCTCTTCTTTTTCATCCTTCTTTGGAAAGGTCATAAAGCAACCACAAGTCCAACAACAACCAGCAGTGCAACGACGATGCCTCCTTTTACATAAAGATATGTTTGGTCAACAGGTTGAACTTGAGGGGACGTAGTGAGACGCTTTGAAAGTTCATACTCGCCTTGTATTTTTGGACCTACCCTTTGAATTTCCTGTGATTGTTCATGTAACTTGACTAATTCAGGGTTGTCATCGCTATAGTTTTGTAAAAATCCTTGAATATAATCCTTGTCTTTACCCACTGTTTGTTGTAGAGTTCCTATCTGTCTATTTATTTCATTGAGAGCTCTTTCATACGCGGTCTTATTTGCAATGTTCCCTGTTACGCGAAATGCAACATAATTATCATTGTAGACACTTAGTAGTCTAGTAAACTCTGGAGAGACAACACTCATTATCTTCTTGTTCCTAAAACAAAATGCCTACTTCTCCATTTGGTCAGGTAAATCCACCCGTGCGTCGTGCAATGGTTGGAGACGCTTCTGAACACACTCGTTTTATTCGAATGTCCGCTACACTTGGACCCTATCAATCAATGAATCAAGCAGCATCCCCTAACTTGCTTGGATGGAGAGATATGCAAGCGTCTCGTGATGCACGAGTGATGATGTCTATCTTGGGAACTTACAAGTCTTTTATTCCGAACAGGTAAACAATGGAGTATTCTAAAATTCAATCTGAATATGCTGGGTTTAGTGCAATTGCAGACGCTGGAAAGAAGATTAAGACAGTCTCAGATAGTCTCAGAACTCCTCGTCCTCCAGTTCAACCAAATCCAATTCACGATGAACGTTCCAAAATTTTGAATCCTCCAAGTATGCTTGTCATTCAAGTTGCTTTGTTTACTATTTTACTTTGTTTGGTTGTCTTTATGGTCGTTCCACAAGCCTATGCAACCAATCTTGTATTTTTAACTCTTTGTGTAGGCGTGTCCATTGGATTCTATCTAAGTAGTAGATAATGATAATAGCAGGATCTTCTCTATCATGTCCATCTGGATTTGTAGCGTCTCCAAGTGGAATGACATGTGTACTTCCATGTCCTGAATCAAAGAACTATGAAATGTCGTCGACAGGAAGTACACTATTTTGTACACACAAAGGTGATAAAACAGTTAGAGTTCCATTAACTGCAGTACCTATGTATATGGCTGGAGGTCAGGGTCAACCACCAATGAATGCGAACCCGGTTGTTCTTCCTAACAATCAAGTGTATAGTGCGGAGATCAATCGATTCAACAATGCAATGGCAGTTGCAGATGCAAACATTGACAAACAAACCAAAATTAATACCGCTTTCAATTCTCTTCAAGCAGCAGAGAATGCACGTGATGTTGCTCCAGACGCCTATCAACAAGCAAGGATTGCCTATTATACTCTCATTAAAGGTGATACGTGGATTAATGATGAAAAGACTCGAATTGGAAAAGTAGAAGCAGAACCTGTCATTCGAAACTACCTTTCAAATTATTCAGAACTGTCTCAGCAAATTAACACACATAAATCAACCATTGAAACTGTGAATGGAATCAAAGATAAGGTCCTCACTGTGAAAGATGATTTACAATATTCAGTTTCTGCATTTCAACGTCAATTGGATGCAATTCGAAATCAAATGAATATCAACAAAAAGAAACAGATTGAAACGGTTCAACAGACAACTTCAACGATTGATACAGTATTGAATTGGTTAATGATACTTGGGACCTTTCTAGCAATCTTCTTCGTAGTTCGGTATTTAATGAGGAAATCTTTGAATACGACCTCTTCAGTTCAAACTACTTCTGACTATGATAACTTCTTCAAAAACTTTGCGTTCGTTGTTCCACGTCCTCCTCCTGCTAGAGTGTAATGGAGGTCTCAGATCCACGCACAGTTGCCGATTTTCAAAAAACAACCTTTTGCGGTCATCCACGAACACACGTTGTGAAGGTTCTCCTCCAAAACGTGCAGTTAGGTCATGCAGATTATGCATGTTATTGGTCTCTTGAACTTTTATGTTCAGGATTAGTTCATAGTTTATGGGCAACTCTCTTTGATGCAGCAGCACTTCATATTAATCGAGCCAATCCAAATGTCTTTTTGTATTTAGCGTCAGCGTATGAACGTTATGCTCCCATTGAACAAGTCTTTACAGTTGGAACCATGACCTCTATACGTAACAATCCAGATGTTCGTCAAATTATCTGCGAAGTCGCGGCAACTCTTTCGATGTGTCGCAAAAATAAATTGCCGTCTCTTCCAACAATCAAACCCGTGCATGATTTTGACCCTCAGACCATTCAAGAACATCTCAAGGCTCCCTCACAATTATTTGGTCGTCTCTCGATTCGTCCCGCGGATCCACTCCCGATTGCGGTTCCTCTCAATGAATTCGTGTATTGTTTGCGATCCGATGTCCGAGATGTCACCCGAGCCTTATATTGGATGGCTTGGGTCTTCGCCTACTGTCGAGAACATAAGAAACAGACTAAACAAGCGCTCATCTTTGCAAACCGATTTGACGAGTTCGTTTCAGAACCACATGGAGCTCATCCAGTTTGGATTTTTTGGGATGCCGTCCGTAAACAAACTCAAGCGCACGCACGACCCGTTATCGATATCCTCTATAAGATGTATTGTTTACGATGGAGTCCAACAGAAGCAAAATCAAAACAACACTTATTACTTGCCGCAATTGTGATTGTCTGTGAAGGAACAACGTTTGATGCAACAGTCGTTAGTGGAAATACGATTGCTGTGTCTACAGTCTTACAAGGAATGCCTGGATGGATTGATGCGATTGTTCGAATGCAGAGAAGTTTTACATAAAATGGAATTATTCAGTCTTAAACTATTGGATATAAGTTAAGAATGCTTTATATTCCAGAAATCTCAGCCTCAAAAGTAGCCGCTCTCATTGGACTTAATGCGTATCAAGCGCCTCATGAAGTCATGTATGAATTGCTCACTAAAAACGCACCTGCAAATGCACAGATGAAACACATTGAAGAAAATGAGTCACGGATTTCCATGAACAAACTTAAAAACATTGTCTTGGCAACACCTGCGATTAAATCCATTGTATTTCAAGGAGTTCAGGATTGTGAAGGACGATCAGACATTACAGAAACCTTGAATGATATTGAGGCAAAGGCAAGGGTCGTGATTGATCTACGTCATTCCGATATTGCTAGAGATGTCAGGTCTATCTTAGTAAGTGAAGTCAGAGGAGCAGTTCAAAGGAACCGAGGACTTCGTAATGAAGACGCAATCTTGAACGCATATGAGGTTGAACAAAAGGTAGAAGTGAAAGAGCGAAATACAAAGACGTTTCGCAAAGTATACAGTTCCTACAAACTTGTAGGACGCACAGACGGATATGTCAAGGAGCATAATCGCATTGTGGATTCAAAAGCAAGAACAAAATGGCGTAATGAAGTTCCAATTTACGATGAGATTCAGTTGCGTGTCTACATGGAGTTGTCTGGAGCAACCGAGTCTGAATTGGTTGAGTCATTTCCAGATGGACGTACTCGCAATACAAAGTTTACAAACGACGCAGATAAATGGTCATCCATTAATACTGCTCTACTCCAAGCAGCAACAAAGATTAATACAGCAATTGAGGACCCTGTAGTTCTACGTGAAATCGTTTTCGCAAACACGGTTGGAGTTTAAGTATGAAGATCCTGATCGCTGACAAAGTCCCCGAAAAGTATGCATCTCAAAAAGGAACTACCTATGAAACACGATTTATCTACACTGGATTAGGACGATACAATGAACATACACAGTGTATGGAATGGATTGAAGTGGATCCAGATGGTTCACACTCTTTTTCAATTAAATCCTATACACTTGAAGTTCTTTCACGATCCTATCATGTAGAACATGCACGAGTCACCGTATATTCGGAGTCGCCTCGTGTATGGAAGGAAGAGATAGGGTTAGAGTGTTTCTTTTTTTATGAGATTGTGCACGAAGGACCGCAACCTAACTTTTGAGCGTGAACTGCAACGACTTCCTTGACCTCCGACACTGAGATAACGCCATCTCCATCTTTGTCAATCGATGATAATGGAGACTTGCGAAGTTCAGCAAGTAGTTCTTGAATTGCCATCTTCATTACGTCCTTGATCATTCTTTCAATCTCATTCTTCATTTCTTCTGAAACGAGAGCAGCAACAGGTTGAACGGCTGTATCTACAAGTGTTCCAGAAACTGTCTCGATGACATTCTCTACAGAAGCGTCCACTTTAACATCTTCAATTTTAATTACAGTCTCTGACATTGCGGTTTGTTCTATGCTTAGAAAAGGTCTTGAATATGTAAATGGACGTCTGGAATTTCCTATCCGTCGGAGTCTCTACTTTGGTTCTACTAGTGGTTATCCACCTAGCAGTCTTTTATGTCGTCAAGACATTGTATCCTCCTCGCGCACCTATGCAACAACCTCAAGTTCAATTTCAACCAGAACCTATACTCATTCAACCACCACCTCCAGTTGCTCCTGAAATTCCACTGGTGACCACTAAACTTCCGCCTCCAGTAGATACACGAGATCCCGGTCCGTCTCGTCCTACAGCACCGACTTTCAGTGAAGCGCCTAAAGAGAATGAAGTGAAACAGTCGGTCAATGTTCCAACGTATGAAAGTCTCTTATCGTCTGTCACCGCTAGTAAAGAAGGGCAACCCAATCTCGGACCCATGTCAGGTCCCACAAATTAGTGGAAATCCTGGATGGATTTTTCTCACACATGACCAAGATGGAAGTGCTCATGCCTCCTTTATGGATTCAAAATGTGAGAGATCTGAAAAACTTGCTCTGGTCATGGATGAGCGAGTCTGTTGCGATACCATTTTTAGAGCAGTTCGCTTGGCGCCCAAACAGTATGTGGTATACGATCTCTTGGTCTTGAACGGTAGTCGTGTTCATGACGTTCTAACTTTTTCACAA